TAAAACTTTTGTGTCAAATGGCACCAGTTATGCCGCAAAACCAGGCGAAACTGACGATTTAGTCATGAGTTTATTACTGATAGTGCGTATGGCACAGCTATTGCAGAGTTTTGATGCACAGTTAGATAATGCCCTTAGAGACACCATGGACGACATAATTGAGCCTATGCCATTTATAATGTTCTAGATAAATAATACTATGAGAGAAATTAATAAAATAGCAGAAGCACTGTTTGAAAAAGTTCGTGATAGATTCGAGGATGTTAGCTTGGGTGACGAAAACGCTAAAGCTACACAAAATCCAGAAGATGCACGATTCTTTAACTTTGACTACACTGTTGACGGTAAGAGCCATGGTAACATCACAATAAGTCTAATAGACGAAATGAGTCTTAAAGTCTACTTTAGTAAAAATATCAGCCAAGAACTTGAAGGCGAAGAAAAACAAAAGTGGTATGCTTTTCTTAAAGAATTACGCGAATTTGCTAAACGTAATATCCTAAGTTTTGAACCTAGAGACATTACTCGCAGCACACTCAAACAGCGTGATGTGCAGCAACAAAGCAAAGCAGACAGCACCTACAACAAAGATGAAGTAATTGGTGAAGGTCGTATGTATGGCACGCATAAGAGCAGTTACGAAAAAGACGGCAATGTTAAACTTATTGTTCGACATACTGAATCAGTAGACCCTGAACAACGTGGGGCACGCAGCCGCAAAATTAAATCAATCTTTGTTGAAACCAGCGAAGGCGAACGCATCAAACTACCACATAATAACCTACGCTATGCACGCGCAATGGCGCGACATGTCAGCGAAGGCGGGCAACTAACTGATGACTTTGGACAGCATATTACACGCATTGCAGAAGAGTGCGGCAAACTACGCCCTTTTAAATCGCAAATGGTACGTAGAACCTTTGAAGATACCGAAACACAGGATATGGTAGAAGCTGCATTTGAATACCACGGGCTGCTAAATAATACTCTTAAACGCATGGGCGGCCGCAAAGGGTATACTGCCTGCAAAGAAAGCTTTAAACAAGACGAGCAGTTGATGGATGACGTTGATATTAACAGTCTACGCGAAAGATTTGTAAAACGAACCTATAATGAAAGAATGGATGACGCACTACCTATAGTGCAAAAGGCATATGAAATGAAAAAATCTAATAAATTTGCAGAGCAGTTTGAAAGCTGGGCAAACAACGTAGCTGAAAATTACGACGACAGCATTGATGTTGATGGGTTAGCAGAATTATTTGCTGAGGAATTGCCCGTTGGAGTTGATGCTATTAACGCAATCAACGCAGTTAGTGACATTATTACCAGCGACGAATTAGAGCAAGTACTAACACAAGCTGCACAACAAAACCCAGAAGCAGATGCACGTGACATTATTATTAGTTGGTTAGAAGACAATGAACCAATGGCATACCAAGAACTAATGAATGAAATTGGTGATACTGATACTGCTAAAGGAAGAATGTATGGTGCTAGCGGTATGGATGAGCCTACCGTTAACGAAGAGCACGACGAAAATACATACGATGACGACAATGTTGAAGCTGTACAAACAGCTATCCTCCGCAGAATTTTAGGCAATATCAACCAACACAGCGAGTTAATTCGAGCAGTGGGCCCTGAAGGTGTTATGAATGCTGCACGTGAAGTAGCTGTATTCTATGCGCCAGTTGATGAATTAGGCTCAAGTGATGTTAGCGGTATGGTGCGCGAAGTATATCGTGAAGCTGGGGTAGAATATCCTGAATTTGATCTAAACGAAGGACGAGTAAAAGAATTAGAAATGGATCTTGAAGAACTAACAGAGGCAGAGTTTGTAGCAAAATATAACAAAACCAAAGCTGAAATGAAGAAAGCATTAAGCGAAGCTGTTGGCGACGACTACGTAAACAAAGACGAAAAACTAAAACGTGCAGGTGCAAAACCATTAAGCTCACTAGATAAATTTAAAATTATGCCTAAACAGGCAAAAGCGGCTTTTACAGGTGACTCAGAAGACGACTTAGTAAACTATAATAAATCAAAATCAGGCTTAGCAGAAATGCGTAAACTAGCTGGACTCAAGTAAAACTACAATAACATATCAATTAAAAAGGCACTTTAGGGTGCCTTTTGTTTTGGCAAAATAAATTTACCAAATAGGTTGAATATCATAAATACATAACGTATAGTATATAAATGCACTATACGAATTAGGCATATAAAGACCAACTTAACAAGGAGTAACACCATGGCAACATCATTAGCAGAAATCCGCGCAAAACTACAAGCGCAAGAAAACCGTAGCTCAGGTAACGGACAATCACAAGGCGACAACGCCATCTACGCTCACTGGAATATTCCAGAAGGCACCAATGCAAGAATTCGATTCCTTCCAGATGCAGATACACAAAACGATTTCTTTTGGAAAGAACGTTTGATGATCAACCTATCATTCGCAGGCGTTAAAGGTCAAGCAGACAGTAAACCGGTAGTAGTACAAGTACCATGCGTAGAAATGTACGGTGACGCATGTCCGGTATTAGCAGAAGTGCGTACATGGTTTAAAGACCCTGCACTGGAAGAAATGGGGCGTAAGTACTGGAAAAAGAAATCATACTTGTTTCAGGGCTTTGTGCGCGACAACCCAATGTCAGATGACCAAGCACCAACAAATCCAATTCGCAGACTAATCATTAGTCCACAAATCTTTAATTTAATCAAGTCAGCATTGTTGGATCCAGATTTAGAAAACTTACCAACTGACTATCAAGGTGGGTTAGACTTTACGGTTACTAAAACATCAAAAGGTGGGTATGCTGATTATTCAACTTCGAAATGGGCTCGTAAAGAAAGTGCGCTAACACAGGACGAAGCAACTGCAATTGAAAAAAATAGTCTTCATAACTTAGGTGACTTTTTACCTAAACGACCAAGTGATGTTGAATTAAAAGTTATTAAAGAAATGTTCGAAGCAAGTGTTGACGGTCAACCATATGATACAGAGCGATGGGGTAACTATTATCGCCCACGTGGTGTAAATGCGCCAGCTGGTAGCACAACAACATCAGACGTTACTACAGCAAGTGCTCCAGTGGCGCAAGTAGTACAGCCAGCAACAGTTAATCCAGCGGTGATTAATGAAGCAGACGAAGTAGCAGTCAACGCACCAACGGCGCCAATTGCTGCTGCACCAGCTGGTAGCACTCAACGAGCAGAAGACATCCTTGCAATGATTCGCAATCGTCAAAAAACTAATTAACTAGTAATGAAGCTCACAGTAGTGGTAGGCGCTTCGAAAGAAGCGTCTTTTGACATCACACTCAATGACAACAACTTTACTTGTAAATGGGTTGAAGAATTACATTGGTGTGTGACTCACTGTGAATTTAACCAATTAGAGGCATTTGCGTCAATGGCATCCCTCAATGAGTCATCACTTATATTAAAAGAATCATGTGTCACTATAAACCGATATCTAAAAAACTTTATTGAAATTAAAGATAACCTATTGGATCAGCCGCAGGAATATTTTAATTATCTGCATAGTATCTTTGAAAAACTTAGTGGTGAATATGCTAACCCAACTAGATTGTTTGCTATTGCACCTTTAGAATTAAAAGAAGCAATTAGACGACTAAATTTCTTTATACATCGAGTCGAAACTAAAGAAAATTCAACTTCGATGCTATATTAGTTTTAATAAACAACAATACCGAAGAGTTCCATTGGCACAAGAAGACTATGAAAATTTTCAATTTAGTTTTCCAAAAGGCACACTGTATCTTCATTATGTTGAATTAGGTAAAGAATTTTACGACTTATATAAAGACAACTTGCCTGTAAACTATGCAGGACTTAAAAATTTGCACTACTATAGCGGCGAAGCTTCTTTAAGTTTTGAAGATTACGGTGCATTTGCTGACAAAGAATATTTAAAGTGGTTGCAAAGTAATGGTATAGACCTGTATAATAAATTATTAGGACATGGAAAAATACCATTGGGCACAGTAGATGACATTGGGGATGCTAAAAGTAAAATTGAGCAACACAGGCATATACACAGTATATTATTTAAGGAGTAAATATGGCAAATGAACGCAGAAAACGATGGGGCCATTGCAAAGGCAAATCGTGGAAAATAGTAAACGGCACACGAGTATGGTATAACAAGGAGGATAAATAATGTCTACCCGTCCTTTTGATATAAGCAAGTTCAGAAAATCAATTACTAAGAGCATCGAAGGCTTAGGCATTGGCTTTAACGATCCAACCGATTGGATCTCAACAGGCAACTACACATTAAACTACCTACTCAGCGGAGATTTTAATCGAGGCATACCAATGGGCAAGGTAACAGTATTTGCTGGAGAATCTGGCGCAGGAAAAAGTTTTATCTGTGCAGGTAATATTGTTCGCCATGCACAAGAGCAAGGCATTTACGTAATCTTAATTGATACAGAAAACGCACTTGACGAAGCATGGTTACACGCATTGGGCGTAGATACAGATGAAAGCAAATTGCTTAAACTTAACATGGCTATGATTGATGATGTGGCTAAAGTTATCAGTGACTTTGTTAAAGAGTATCGCACCCTTCCAGAAGACGATCGTCCAAAAGTATTGTTTGTTTTAGACAGTTTAGGTATGATGCTTACTCCAACAGATGTAAATCAATTCGAAGCAGGTGAAATGAAAGGTGACATGGGCCGTAAACCCAAAGCACTTACGGCACTTGTTCGTAACTGCGTAAACATGTTTGGTACATTGAACTTGGGACTAGTATGTACTAATCACACATACGCAAGTCAAGATATGTTTGACCCAGATGACAAAATCAGCGGCGGACAAGGCTTTATCTATGC